CTGATGATCCTTGTCGATCAGGTCGAGGTATTCGACCGCGAGTTGCTTCAGGTCCAGCGAGTTGAAGTGCTCGGCGAGGTTGGCGTAGAAGTCCGGAGTGTCGAGCGGGCCGGCCGTGAACGTGCTCTCGAGCCGCACGACCGCCGACCCGTCTTCCAGCTCCTCCAGCTGAGGCGGTTCGTCTTCGGAGCCGAGCCCTTGCAGGAACTGTTGCAGCGGCTCGTCGTCGCTGCCCGAGTCCTGATCGTCGGGGGTGTCGTCTTCGTCTTGGACGGACGCGTAGTCGATCGGGGGCGTGCCGCCCGCGACTTGCGAGATGGGCATTTGCGGACCGGGGAGTGCGCCGGGCATCAGGGATTCCCCATCGTGAGTTGCCGCCACGCGGCGGCCGGGTCGTTGGGCAGCGACTGCACAGCACCACCTGCGGCTTTTTGTTGCACGACCGGCGCCGATGCCGGAGCGGACGCCGAGGCGCTGAGCGCCGACTGACGCGCGTTCTCTTGCAACACCGCGTGCGCGGCCGTCAGCGCCTTGCCGAAATCGGACCGCGCGAACATGAACGGGAACAGCAGCGGCGCCGCAAGGTGGACACGTGACGCATGGTCGGAGAGCGTGCTCAGGGCGCTTTGCATCGGCGTCGACGCGGCGCTGGCCGGCGAGCTCGCAGGGCCCGAAGCTCCTGCCGCAGCTTGTTGCGCGGAGCGAGACGCCGCAGCAGCTTGCGCAGAGATGCGCGCAGTCAGCTCACGCGCAGCAGCGACGGGGTCATGAAAGTCGATCTCAGGCATGCTCGCCGCAAACCTCAGCCAGCAGCTCCGTCAGCTGCTGGTGCCGGTGCGCCGCCAGCTTCTTGAGCCGCAGCAACAGCCACGCCAGCATCCCCCACGGCAGCGCCAGCGCCACCAGGATCGCTCCCGTCTCCAGCAACGCCACTTCCAGCGTCATGTGCGACGGGAGCGCTTGCGACGCTGCCACCAGCGCCACTTGCAACAGCGTGATCATCGATCGGTTCCTCCGTGACTGGCTGCACGACCGGCGCCGGCGCAGCGTTCAGCGGCGCGGCAGGCGCCACCACGGCCGGGCCGGGCGGCAGCGTCGGGTGCGGCTCGCCGGAGACGAACAGCGAGTGGGCTTCGGCCTCGGCCTTCTCCACCAGCGCGTGGAACTCGGCGTCGAACGCCGCGGCGGCGGCTTTCAATCGGGCCCACACCTGCAGGTGCGGCGAGGTGAAGTTCAGTCGCATGGCGTTCGGCTCCGGTCGGTTGATGGGCGCAGTTCGGCCCGGCGTCGCGGGCTGCGTGCCGCGAATTATGCTGCATTCGGCAAGCGTTTTTCTGTCTTCTTGTAAGAACACTGGCCGAATCGGCTCAGAAACCAAGGCCACATGAACGGCCGGAATCGAAAGCCATAAGTTTTGCACAAATTGAAAGCCCAATCGTGTTCGTGCTTCATGTGCCGAGCGTAGACGATCTCAACGCTCAGGTGCCACCACTTTCCAAGCGGCCTGGAATGAACAAAGACGTTCATCCCGAGTCGATAGCGATAGTCAGGCTGCTTGTCGGGCATTGTTTGAATCTCAAAGCCCTCAATCACGCAACCGGCAAGCAGCTTGAAGCTCGTGTACAGAACTTTCTTGTCGAGAAAGAGCTTGTTAGGAATTTGAATGTTCATACAAATACCTTTGTGTTGGAGCGGGCCACGAGAGTCGAACTCGTCTGTGCAGCTTGGAAGGCTGCTGCCTGAACCGATCGGCCAGGCCCGCGTTGATCTTCAATCATCTTTGTTGCGCTCGTATTGATGGAGCTTCAGCATCTCGATGATGCCAAGCAGCTCGCAGAACGTCACGCGGTCGTAGCGCGGGTCTCGGATCACGTCGGACAGCTCTTTGAACAACTGATTCACCGCGCTGGTGCGGAACTGCGGACGAAGGACTTCAGCGTTGCTCATGAATGCGTCCCTACACTCGCCATCGAGCACGCATCGGCCATCAACCGATAAATGCACGCCCGGCGCTCGTCGAGCTTTGCCCAGTGGTCGAGCACGACCCCTGTTGGCCGGAGCCCTCGACAATTGTCCAGCCAACTCGGCCCAACGATACGCAAATCTTCTCGGCCGAGAAAACGCGCGAGCTCTTTGGGCACGGAAAGCTCGTTGTTGTGCCAGATGAAGTGCGCGCTGAGAGGCGCTGCCAACATCTGCCTCGTTGTGCGGCCGGTGCCGCGTTGCGGGTCTTTCATTTTCACCTCATTGTGCATACGGATTCGCCAAACGCCTCCGGTCTTCCGCGTAATCGTCCTGCGGCGGCAGCGGGTCGATGCGGATCCACCCCGAGTCGCGCAGGTAGCGCATCGCCTGCGAGAATGTGTCGACATAATCGTCGTGGCGCACCTCGGGGAAGGAGCACACCTGCCCCAAGAACTCCTCGGCCCACTTGCGCACCAACCCGATGCGCGAATCGTCCATCGACTCCGGGATCCAGACCTTGCCGCGCGCCGGCAGCGCCGAAGCGATGTTCAGCCGGCTCATCTTGTCTGCCTTGCCGGGGTTGTACCCACGCACAGGCAACCCCGAGCGCTGCAGGTCTTGGATCAGGCTGATCCCTGCCGACTTGTCTTCGATCAGGATCAGGTCGACCTTCTTGCCGTGGCCGAACTCGCCCGGGTCGCCGTACACGATCTCGGCGTCGTCCGTGACCTTGGGGCGCAGGTCCGGGTACTTCATGAACTCGCTCCACGCGTCGATCAGCATCACTGCCGCTGAAGAATCGCTGTCCGGCGTGAACACGCCCCAGACGGTGCAAGCGGTGGGGTCGTTGGCCGTCTTGTCGCTCGTGGCGCAGTCGTAGCTCTGGAGCACGAAGCTGAAGCGCGGCAGCGCGCGGTCCTTAGGCCACAGCCGGAACATGGAGCGGCTGATGACGCCGGACTCTTCGGGGTCGATGATCTCGGCGTGGATTTCCTGGCGGCCGAGCTTGGTGCCTTCGTAGCCGAGGATCTTGTCGCGGAAGGTCTTGGCGAGGTTGCGGATGTTGTCGTAGGTGGAGGCCTTCGTGACGGCCACGTCGTCGCCGTCGCGGTTGACGAGGTCGACGATGAGGGGCTTGGGTTTCGGGGTGGTGGTGGCGATGAGCTTTGGCGCGTCACCGAGCCTCAACCCGAACTGTATCATATCCCACGCCTCGTCCAGATAGTCCCACGCCGCGAGTTCATCAACCCAGGCAAAACCGAATTGTGGACCGCGGAAGCGCTGGGGTTCGCTGGCGGGGATGCCTTTGATGATGGAGCCATTCACAAGCGTGATCTGCGCCTTTGTGGAAGCGTAGTCCGCTATCAACATCGGAGGGCAGCACGCCAATATGCCCGAATCGCCCTCGAAACACACATCCCGCAAATCTGGATAAGTCGGCGCCGCCACCAGCGCGCGCAACCCAGGTTGCTGCCAACACTCCCACCACACAGTCTCCGCCGCGCATCGCGTCTTGCCAGCACCACGGCCCGCCAGCAACAGCCATATCGCCCACCACGCACCACTCGGCGGGATCTGGTGGTTGTTGGCCTTCACGAGCCACTCGATGCGCCGCTCGATGGCCGCGCGCCACTGCGGCGAGAGCTCCTGCAGCACCTGCTCCTTGCCTCGGAGCTGGTCGAGCGCGAAGTCGACGGGTTGCACGGAGTTACTCCGTCACCGAGCGTCGACGACTTCAGCGTCGACGACGTCGTTGAGCGCTTGGCGGTGGGCGAGGAGCTTCTGGGTGATGTCTTGGGCTTCGAGCTCCAGCGCCCTGGCGTTCTCGCCGAACTTTCTCGGCGGGCCGTTGACGTCTTCAGCACCAACAGCGATGCGAGCGAGCGTCTGGGCGTTGAGAGCGGCCTTGGTGAGTGAAGCGAGCTCGCCGAGGTTCAGCGCAGGGATGCGGATCATGCGGCCGTCGGCATCTTGGCGCTCGATGTCCGGCACAGCCAGCCACGTGCGGATCTTCTCCAAGATCTGGTTGCTGACGTCGATGTAGGGAGCGGACAGATCCGAAAGGGTGGTGACGGCGCGCTTGATGACGGCGAGCTGCGTTTTGTTGCCGAGCATCTCGCGGTACTTGAGCCGGGTGGCGTTCCAGCATTCGCTGGAAGAAACAGAAGCGCAAGTGCCATATGGAAGATTGAATTTCTCAGAAATGCTCTTGAGCGTTTGTCGGCTGTCGGTGATGTACAAAACCCGAGCTTCTGCCCATGTGTCGGTCTGAACTTTGTCTTCTGTCCTGATCGGGGGTCGATCGACAGGCTTACGACCTACGGGCATTCTGAGTTTTCCTTTCTGGCAGAGCGTCGATAGGCGCAGGCATGCCTCTGCAACGCAATTTTGCCACGATATTTTCGAAAAAGGCAAGCCCAAAAGACAGAACAACCCTCTGCTTCCGACCCAAGCGTTTTCCCTGCCCCTCGACCACCAGCACGCCATGTCCGTGGTACGTGATTTTCGTGTCTCCCTATCTCTCTCCCTACTAATACCTCCCCCTCCCTCTCCTCTACTAATATTAATTTTTTCTTACCTTTTAAGGCACACACGAAAATCACGTACACGGTGAAGACCGTTTCCATAAGAAACAACGACTTGCAAACCAAGATGTGGAAATTTCATTACTGAGGAAGAAACATTGTTTCTAAAGGGTTAACCCTGTAGCGCATCGAATCGAAACGTTGCTTATTAGCAATTTCGAGGGTTAACCCTTTCAACACAGAAAATCCTTTCCAAAACCG